ACTAGTGGAGCAGGACCTGATGCTCTTCCTCCAAATGTTTTTAGGGGTTCTCCTGCAGCCCGTACCCTAGATACGTCCCACTTTGGAATCTGCCCTCCATATAATAATGATATTAATTCTTTGAATGCTTTAGCCCATCCCAATTTTGAATCTGCCACAACAATAGTTGTTTCAGTTTCATATAATTCATCTGGGATCGCAGGTAGCTGAGAGGTGTGTTTTTCTTCTACTGAAAATCCTACTCCTGTTCCATTCATTAGCACATACAGGATTTCATCAAATGATCTTTGATTATCTACCTGTATATAGGAACAATTATAGCCCGCAACGTTTTCTTTTTCCAGCGCCGGCCCCGCCGTCATAATACATCTCATAGATGGCATTACTTTGAGATCTCTAACTGCTTCTTCTAGTTTTACTCTTTGACCATTCTCTAAGCTATATTCACATTTTTCTTTTAAATGTTTTTGGAAAAAATTAAAATAACGATCTACCGTTTCTCCCCACGTCTCTCTTCGTTTTTTATCGTAATCCCATCGTGCATATCGTGAAAGATGAATGAATTGTTGGTATTCAGTCGGTAGTGTCATTGTCAGCTCCTATTTTAATTTTTTCTAAAAATTCTGTTTCTTCTCGTCCTGATAATCGATTAGTCGCGGTGATATTATAGAGATTGTCTTTTATAATCTCCATTTCATGTTTTGAGAATGTAACCGCATCTCTATCATAATCTTCAAATGCTTCACAACATAAAGGAAATTTTGGCTTCACTAATTCATACATCGCATTTGCATAATCTTGTATTTCCCTTTGAGCATGTTTATCTGCTCTTAATTTAACAAAATGAAAAAAATTATGAAGGTCTATTTTCCATATACACTCCGTATAGTTAGCAACAGGAAGTACTGCTCTTGCTAATTCTTTTGTTAATTCAAAATTCAATAAATTTTCATATGCTATTTGAGCACCATCATACATTCTATTAAATTCAAATTGTAACAATCCCTTTTGTGGAATTGCTTCTTCTCTTCCTTGATTATTTGTCGTGGATTGTTTTTGGAGGTAATCCGCCTCGGGCAAATAATACTCATCGCTCATAATTGAATAGCGACCAGAATACTCATTTAGGTTTGCCATCCTATGTCTCACAAGCTGTCTCATTATAAAAATAGGAAGTTTTATATGGAACTTAACCTCACACATCTCTAGAGGCGAGGTGTGTTTGTGTCTTATTAAGTAACGGATTAGATTCCGTGTTTGACTTACTTTTCTTGTTCCTTTACCATAACTAATTCTGGCGGCGTTTTCTACTTCTTCATCACTACCCATTACATCTAGAAGTTTTACAAATCCTAGTTGATGGACAGTTTTCATACCTAAAGTTTTTTCCAACTGTGCACTTCCCACTCACCCCTTTGACCAGAGTATGTATTTCTATTTATAATTTCAACTAACCGAGCATCTTTTATACTGGTTAGAACCATGTCATTTATATCTTTACAAGCAATTGAATTTGGCCAGATAACCACCTTCCATCCATCTTGCAAAGCCTTTACCATACTTCTTACTATTTGAAAGTTTCTCGGTTCATTATCAAATATAAGTGTAGTCTTATCTTTATTGAGGATACCTAAATCAGACATATCTGCACCAGCCACTGCGAGACAATTTGGAAGAAAGAGTGAGTCAATAGGCCCCTCTACCAAGTATGTATGTTGATCTGAATTCCACCTTTCAAGTCCAAACACTTTTGGTGCGTCTTCATAAACCTTAACAGTTACATATCTAACTTTAGATTCTCTGAGGGCCCGCCCTTGTGCTCCGATAAGCTGGTTGTCTTTATCGAAAAAGGGTATCACTAATCTAGGTTCACCCTGACGCAATGTAGAGTAATCTACTTGACATACTGATAAGGCCCATTTCTTGAAATCTTCTGCATAGAAGATTTTATCCATAAATTTTTTAGGAATTGCTCTATGTTCACAATAAACTCTCGCATAATGTTCTTCTGGTAATGATTTTATGGATGGTAAATCAATAGTGGTTTTCTTTGATTTGAACTTAGGAGCTTCAAATTTAAAATCTGGTTCTTTGGTTTTTCTTTTACCGATTTCGCCAGCCTTATATCTTTCCATCACATATTGTTTATGAAGATTTGGATCTATCTGGTTGATAAGATTTCCAATAGATAGTCCAGATCCACAATTATGACATTTATAGAATAAATCTGTTTGTTTCTGATAAACATATCCCCTCGCCTTCCTCTTGTTTCTTGAAGAATCACCACAAAGAGGGCATCGAAAGTTCCAGAGATTATCTCTAACTCTTTTGAATCTGTCTAATCGGGAAGATAGAAAATTGAGGAATTTGGTATCGGTCGCAATACTCATAATATTATTTAAATTCAAGTTATTAACTATATTATATCAGATTTGAAGGAGGATGTCAAGTATTTTCAATCTTCAGTCATCATTTGTTTCATTCTTAATTCATTAGCAATCCATTTATTTGCTCTCGTATTATCGGTGGGTGTTTTAATTAATTTTGATACTTGAGAAAATATCTTACCAAAAAATAACTTCTCAGAATTGCTTCCTGTTTCATATGCTATATTATTGTCTACAATAATAAAATTCTTGGGTCCAAAATATTGTTGAAATTTTCCTATATTTGATTGTACTCCTTCCCAAGCGGTTTTTACAATAGTCTCTTCAATTTTTCTTTTTCTCATTTCATTTCTTTGTAAAGCAACATCCAGAGAAGTATTTACAAATATCATGTAAGTGTTATAACCTATCGCCCTCAAAGAATTAGACGCCGTTGATACCTTGTCATAATTTTTACCTGTTCCATCAAGTACCAATCCAAGTCTCCCAAGTACATAATTTTTTTGTCGTTTTTTCAATAGCTTTTTAGCTTCATCACGTATTGTTTCTTTTTGTTCTTTTTCTGCAGCAGTATATTCATCCATTCTTAAATGCATTCCCGCATCAATTAGCATTTTTGACAATATTTCATCGGAATTGATTATTTTTAATCCTAGAGGCCCAGTTCTTCCTGCAACAAATCTTAGTTGTTTCTTTTTGTCTTTGGATTTTTCTGCATCACCTACCCATGAACCAGTTATTTCGCCTGTGACTTTGCTTTTCCCAGAACCAGGACCACCAGCAAGCCAAAATGCTTTGAAAATGCCAGGATCATACATTCCTTCTATGATATATTCTTGAAAAGTTTTCATTTATCTAGGCCCTTGACTTCGATGTTTTTCTTGTCTTTTTTTTACTAAATCTGCGTGTTTTGATTTTAGTTTAGCAAGTTCCCCCTTTTCCTCTGGTGAAAGTGTCTGTTGCCCTGAACCTTTCATACCAAGATCATCCATTCGTTTGATCTCAGACTCTTTTGATTTTTGAGTCTTCTCTTTGGCTTGTCTCTCGGACTTTTCACCTTTTCTTTTCTCTCTTCCTTTTTTAGTGAGCATATCCAAGATTCCTTCGTTAAAATCTTTAAATGTTTTCATATTAATGTCTCCCTCTGAAGTCTTTAAATTTTTTATGATATTTTTTAGGATTTATATTGTGATGATACTTCTGTTCCTTTATTATTGCTACTGAATCCATCTTATTACCAGTAAGATTTGCAAGAGATATATGATAAACTCTTCCAGAATCATATGTACCCTGTAAAGAGTCCATTACATATTCTTTCCAATCCTGTTGGTTTTTCAACTTAACATACCAAGACTTTGAACCACCTCTTTCTATTACGTTAACAGTTGGATTTATATCTATTGAAAACTCTGGTTCATCTATATCTTTAGCTTTAATTCTACTTTTAAGTTTTTGCCATCCAGCTCCAGCTGCAAGAGTTATATGTAAATCATTGTCCGATATTGCAACTGCGTCTGAATTTTTGGATAGAATCTGAGCCCTAATCATCTTGAGCTTTTTTAATAGTGAACCCTCCACTTTCCATTTTAGAATTGATTCTACTTTTATCATAAATATTTCCGTTCCTTTAAATTATTACCTTTGTTATTCTCATCTACACATTGATAATAAGGTAATTTAGCATCTTTAAGAAGAGCTCTAGTCCCTCTATGATGTCCTGGCCCTTTAACCCAATGTCCAAAACATCCTCTTGTACTTGTTCCACACCCAACAACCATCCATGTCGCCATTATTATAAAAACTAATAATAGCCTGTTCACTTCCAGTTCTCCTTTACCCATGTATCTTCTACTTCATGTGGTTTAGGTGATCCATGAAAAACTACAATTTTTGAATTCATATCGTATCCGGCCGTGTAACTTTGTAACCAATCAGAGGGATAATAAATTATATCCACATTCTGTTCTTTTAATTGTCTCGTAGTCCATTCTTGATCTCCCCTATAAACTGCGGGTGGAAAAGAATTTAAATCATGGTATATTTTTTTGTTTCTGTTTATTGTAGGATCAAAATAATCCTCTATTGTAAATTTGGTTCTTACTGCTTCAAACCAATTATCAATAATATAAGAATGTTCACCCACATTAAATCTCATACATGATGCGTTTATAGAGTCAATTTTCCAATCCTTAATACCAACAAATTTGGCATGTGGCTCAAATAAAAACAAATCATCTATTGAATTGTTAATCACCACATCCAGATCAAGAAAAAGAATCTGACCAGTTATATCATGTAATTTTTTTTCAAATAACTCAAATTTTGTGTAACTATGTTTTAAATCATTTCTTAATAATGGTTTAGTTTCAATCTCTGAATTTAATCCAGTAGTATCTTCTGTCAAACACACAAAACGATGAGATAAACTCAAATGTCTTTCAACCATACTATACAGTTTATTGACATAATCGGCAGAGTATTTACTGCCCCACTTTATACATAATACATTTTTCATTTTATAGTTGTGCTTTCAATGTGGTTACATATTTTGCTATTGCATGGTCTAATCCATCTGTTTCAGAAATCAAACCATTATCATTATCTGGGCCCCAATCCAAATCCTGACTATCTATAAAAAGTCCTGTATGATGGTAAGGCCAAGGAGGAGTAAAAGGGATAGGATCACTACGGCGAACCACCCTCCAATGAGTGGGTTGTCCACCAGACAAAACTTGATCAGAAACTTTTGGTGATCCGTAAGAGTAAATTTGAACATTTTTACCTCTCTTGTGGAGCCACATTCCTATTATTTGTGCAACAGCTCCACCTAAACTGTGTCCTGTAACGTGTACTGTATGTTCAAGAGGGTATGTAAGTGTATGTCCTTGAACAATAGTTCTTCCTGTCGTAGTTGAAGTATCTATAATTTGCATTATATTTACAGCGACATCTCTAAATCCTTTATGGAGTTTGATTCCTGTACGTGTATCGCTTACCAATCTTACATCAACATCCGATAGAACATTTGCATCATTTGCAGTACCCCTAATAACAATTATTGATATTCCATTATTTTGTTTTACCTCAAACGCAACCTCATCTTTTTGATCACCGCCACTATCGTAAATTGCTTTACAATACTCTGCGTGTTCAATAAGAAGGCTAATGTAATTGGTAAATTTGATTTATCACCACTACCTAAATCATTATTTTTGTCTGCTACGTTCTTTGCACAACCATTAAGGACTAGAGCTACCACCATTACGATGATGAACTTCCACTTCATCTTTTTTTCTCCACGCAGTTGCTCCTAATATAGCTCCGAATGATAAGTGAAACATTGCTCCAGCCTGTAATGTTAATGGCATCCATCTACTTGTGTTCAGTTTTATTTCATCACTTTCCATAGCCATGCCTATATTCCACATCAAAGGAGCAATGAAAAAATCAACCAGACAGATAAACAAGTAAACTAATGCAGCCCAATCTCGCCAATGTCTATTAATAGTTTTGTTTAGACTCACTTATCTTCCAATTGATAATTAAAGGCCATCATTCCTTTTTTTCCTTCCATTGGTCTAAGGAAAACATGAATCATCATCTCCCCTGTTGGTGAAGGAAATTTGAATGCTGGTTTGTTAGGCTTCATTCTCATTTTGATGTCATCAGTTGCATTAACTGGAAATTTTGCAAGTTTACGTTTCTTGATTTCATCACTAACGTACTTGTCAAGTTTCTTGTCTATTCTATATTCTCTGAATGTTTTCATTTAATGATGTTTTTTCTTTTTCTTTTTAAATGGATTTTTAACTGCTTTCTTTGCAGCTTTCTTTATTGCATCTGCTTTCTTCTTCGCAGCCGCCTTTGCAGCCGCAGCTTGTTTTTGTGCTGCTCGTTTTGCTTCTGCTGCACGTTTCGCAGCTGCTTCCTTCGCTTTCTTTGCTGCAGCTTCTGCAGCACGTTTTGCAGCCGCAAGTTCTTTTGCTTTTCTTACTAATTCTTCTTGTGCTTTTTGTTCTGCAAGTCTTAATGCTTGTTCTGCTTTTTCCTTCGCTTCCTGTGCAGCTTTTGCAACTCTCGCGGCTTCTTCTTTTACGATTCGTTCCGCTTCATCTTTCGCAGCTTGGATTTCTTTTGCGAGTCGTTCTGCTTCTTCCTTTGCAATACGTTCTGCTTCTTTTCGTGCTTCCTCTGCTTTTCTTGCAACCTCAGCTGCAACTTCTTTTGCAAGTCTCTCTGCTTCTTCTGCAGCCTCAGCGGCTAACCGTTCCGCTTCTTCTTTTGCAAGTTGTGCAGCTTCCTCAGCTTCGTGTTTCAATCTCTCAGCTTCTTCTCTTGCACACGCCTCTGCAGCACTTGCAAGTTGTGCAACTGCTTCTGCAGCTTCTTTTGCTTCCTCTGCGGCCTCATTGGTGTCAATATCAACTTCTAAACTCAAGTCAACTCCTGCAAGTAATGCAATGTGTCCATCGACTCCCATTGTAAGGTGTCCTTCATCGAAAGTTGCACCACCACCAACTTCTGCACCAGCTTGTAATCCAATACTCACTCCTGCACTTCCAGTTGCTTCTGCGGCACCGATTCCAACAGATGATTCTGATTCTACACCTACACTTGTTCCTGCTTCTGCTCCTGCACTACCTTCTGCACCATGAAGTCCAATTGAACCTTCTGCTTCTGCACCAACATGGGCTTCTGCATATGCACCAGCAGATGTTTCTGCACCCATATCAATACCACCGACTGTCTCATCGACTCCTGCACTTGCACCAACATCGGCTCGTACTTCTGCACCAATTTCTGCTTCTGCACTTACATCGGTATCTGTAATTTCTGCACCAGCGGATGCACCGGCAGTTGCTTCTACACTTGCATCTGCTTCCATATCAACTCCACCTACGGTAGTTCCTGCGTGTGCTTCTGCACCAGCACCAACTTCTGCTTCTGCACTTACACTTGAATCTGTAACTTCTACACCGGCACCGGCATGGGTTTCTGCACTTGCTCCTACATCATCATCTCCCACACTCACTTTTTCGGATACTTCTACACTTTCTTCGGACATCCTGTTCCTTTATGATATTTGTTTACTTCGATAATCTTTAATTGCGGATTTGATTGCATCTTCCGCAAGAACTGAACAATGAATTTTTACTGGTGGAAGAGATAACTCTTTCACAATCTCTGTATTTTGAATCGTGTTCGCTTCATCTATCGTTTTATTCTTAATCCATTCCGTTGCAAGTGAACTTGAAGCTATAGCACTACCACACCCAAATGTTTTAAACTTGGCGTCAATGATCCTATTTTCATTATCTACTTGGATTTGTAGTTTCATTACATCACCACATTCTGGAGCACCCACAAGACCAGTGCCGACAGACTTACTCCTACTATCCAAACTACCAATATTACGTGGTCTTTCATAATGTTCTATTACCTTTTTTGAATATGCCATTTAACTATATTCCTCATATTTAACACCTTGTTCTGCAAGAAGGTATTCTCGATTTTTCATGTGAGCCTCTTCAATTTCCTCTTTACTTCCACCAAAATATCCAACTGCGTAACCACTTTCACACATCCATTTGTTTATGTTTGTCCATCCACCAAACTCATGTCCATCTTCTGTACAATTTATCCAAAGTTCACCTAATACTCTGCCGAACTTACCTCTACTGTCTGATTCTGGACATCGACATTGAATTTCAATATCATCTCTGTCTGACATGACTGCCCAATGCACCCACGATTTGAGTGCTGCAGAGGATAATTTTCCATAAAATTTTTCTTCCAAATCTCTTGTTCGTGATTCGGGGGTGTCGATTCCGAGTAGACGAATTCTATTGCATATCCGTACATCAAAACCTAAATCAAAAACTGCATCAATAGTATCTCCATCTACCACCTTCTCTACAGCAGTTATACTGTAAATAAATTCACAAGGTTCTTCATTCTTATATTCAGCCACATCATCCTTTCTATGTTCGCCCTTTACACCGGCCTTATCTTGATTTCCAGACATAGCCTTTCTACGTGCTACATCTTTTTTGCGTGTTGTAATAAGAAGTTTTTTTGCAAATCGAGTAATTATTTTTGCTTTCTTTCTGACTATATCAGAAATCTTTCCACGATCTGACATACTAAGTTCTGATTTTTTCTTTGTTCGGAGTTTAGGAAAGAATTTTTTAACAACCATTTTGATTGCAGCTTTACGAGCACGTACTGCAATTACTGCTTTAGTAGCCGCTCGTTTCAACGCACGTAATCTTTTCTTGATGAATCCCGGCTTCTTTGCTTGGATTTTCATTCGGAGAGACATCTTTCTTCGTTGTGCAGGAGAAAGTCCTTTACTTGGTACTTTACTCGCCTCTGCCTGAATTCTCAACTCTTCTATTTTTCCTTCTCTAACAGCTCCTTTGAGTAATAAAAACTCACACATTTGATCTTCTCGTAAAGGGGATATAGAATCATCTTTACATAACATGTCTATTTCTTCTATTAAAGAATTTATTTCTTCCATATCTTCAGTAGTATGTTCTATATTTCCCATACCTTCTTTTGTTTCTTTCACAAATTGTTCATATGTTTTATTTTTTTGTTTCTTTTTGTTTGGGGTTTTTTCTAATTTTTCACGTTCCTTTTCTATCTTCTCCCATTCATCCCACGAATCAAATTTCTTTGTATGTCTATCTCCAAACGGAGTATCAAATTTTGTCCAATCCATATCTTCCTTTATGTTGTCTTTCATTTCTTCTTTTTCTTTGGAGTGTGTTTTCTTTTATGTTGACTCTTCGCAACCCTTAATACTTCTTTACGATGCAAATCACTTATATCTACATCTTGATACTTCTTGAACATCCCAACCATCTTGGCAAGAACTTTCATTAACATATCTACATCTGCAAGAGCATTGTGCCAACCCTTAACATCTATCTTCATTGCCGTACTCAAGTTCCCTAAAGTAGATGAAACTTTTCGTTTCCCTGTTGTTGTATAAGTGGATAATGATTTCAAAATCAAATCCAATTCGTCACTACCTCCCACTGATTTGAGTAACGGAATAAAATACATTTTGTTCAATTCAAGTGTATCCAATGTCTTGTATGTCTTCATCTTAATACCATACATCTTCGCACGAACACCAAGATACTTTAAATCAAATGGTGCATTATGTGCAATCAAGACAGGATTTTTAAACTTGTTTATAAATTTAAAAAATACATTTATTGCATGTACTTCTTTTATGAATCTGGCTGTTTTTGCACCATAACGAGTCATCTTCAACACCTCTTGTGGTGTCTTTAATTTGTCTTTTGGTTTTACGTGTGAATCCCAATTTTCTCGTTCTGGTGTGCCTGGTTTTAAAACATCCTTTGTAACTTGCAATAGATTAACCTTGTAATCTATCTTATCAACTTCTTTGAATGTTGATCCATCATATGCAACCGCCGCAATTTCAGTAAGTTGTAGATAATCCTTTTTGGGTGTAAGACCCATTGTTTCAGTATCAAAATAAATGAGAGTTTTCCCATTGAAATTCAAAACGGTATCTAACAACTCCTTAATTGAAAGTCCGTACAGTTGGGTTTTCCCCTCGCAAAATTGTTTAAATGTTTTCATCTTATGCACCACTTATTTCTCCACGAGCAGCAATGTCCACCTTGTCTTGACTCTTTGCCCACTTCTGAGCCTGGGCTTTGTTTTTAAATCCACTAGAAACTGGCATCCATTTGTTGTTCCCAACATGACCCATTGCATACCATTTCTTGTCGCTCGGGTTCTTGGAAACAATATACTTGGAATTTACTTCTTTTAGATATTCTTTGAATGTCAATAAAGATTCGTTTGATTCTACTACTTCTAAACCCATTCCTTTACGAACATCATTCATCATATTCTTTGTATTCTTGGCACCAAATCCTCTTGGAACTCCTCCCTTAAAAGACTTCAGATCACCATCTGCAGCTGCAGTTCTCATCTTCGATGCAGACATTCCTGCAACTCCTTCCGCATCTGGATCTCGTTCTCCTGCACTGACCACTTCAATTTCCTTGAAACTATAATATGTTCCCTTGAGAGGCGCATCATCACCAGTTGCTCCATTATACTTGTCTAGTTCAGTTTGAAATTCTCTAACCCTATCACTTCCAACAACCATAATTAATCTTTCATAATACTTGTTCAAAATAATCGCAATAAGACGAAGAAATAATTTCTTCTTATTTAATTCTACATTATAATGTTTCATTTGTTTGGGAAACATTTTTTTCAAATAATATACTTTTTGTTCTTTTGTCAGGGGATTTTTTTCTGAATCTACTGAATGACTTACAAGAATAAAAGTATCACTATTTCTACCCCCCTTTCTTTTGGCAACATCAATGAGTGCATCCAACAACTTTCCATGGCCAATCGTTGGAGGATTGAATCTTCCCCAACAAAATACTGCTGTCTTTAAATCTGCCATTACTTATCCCAACTCTTTGCAACAGTGAAATTATTAAGTGAAAAAGTAAGTCTATCAACCAATTTGACTGCATTACCTTTCATGGTATCGATTGCAACAAATCCTTCGGGTGTAGTAACATCATATCCCGAATCGGTTTTAATAAAGGTTTTTGTCATTCCTTTAATCTTTTCCAATTTACGAACAATCAACATTTTTGCATCGATGAGTAGATTTTGCATTTCAAATATCTTAACTAATTGTGATGAATTACTTCTCAAAAATTTCACATGACTATCCATTTCTTCCTGTTTTACTTTCTTCATTTTATCTGTCTTCACTCAATCTACATCATGCTGCAATCTATCATAAGCACTTGCAATCGTTCCTGCTGCATGTTTTCTTGGATTTGTAATTCTCTGTCCTTGTCTTATCATTTTGTTTGCATATGTCTTTATCAGAATTCCAATCCGTTCTTCCTTTGCTATTGTATCAAGAACATCTTTTTTTAACTCATGAAACTTCGTTCCTGCCTGACTAAGAATTTTCGTTACTTCTTCTGTTTCCTTTTTTGTCATAGTAGAAGAACCAGAAGTATCTGTAAACGATGCATCTGCTTGCCAGACTGACTTTGTTTCCTTGAATGCACTATCTGAAACTCCGAAAGAGGCTTTCATACCTTCCATCGTATCACCACTATAAGTAGTGTGCCAGATGATTCCCATTTTAGATGATTTGATTTTTGAGGCGAGTTGTGAATTTTGTGGAACTGCGTAAACGATTGTGTTTGGTTGGAATATAATATACGATTCATTATCAATTGTTTTAGTTTGTAGATCGTCTTTCGTGTACATTATATCACCTTGTAAAACCCCCTTGATGCCCACTTTTGAAAGTTCATCTAACGAAACATGGAGTTTGTCAGCAAGACCACCAGAATGATTTCTATCAATATCATCGTGTGTATAATTTACTTTCTTGGCTCCTCCCATCTTGAAAATTCCTTTGGTTCCTACAAAGAACTTTCCATTCTCTGGATTGGTTCCTGCAAAGACTGCTGGAGCACCATCCCACTTGACAGTTATGTTGACACCCGAACTAGCGTTTCCTGCTAACATATCTCGTAAAGATTGCAAGAAACTAATCGCACCTCTGGTTCCATTGATGCCGTTGTTCAGTACTTCGTCTTCTAGGTGTTCTAAATGAAGGTTTTTACCTTCTTTTGCTTCAGAAAGATATTCTTTGAATCGTAACATTATTATTACAAAGTTTTGTTTTTTTCTAAGGTAGGTATGACAATTTACTGAGGGGAGAAGGAAGTACGAAAAAGATTCAAGGAATCTTCTATCAGAATATTCCCTCCATAACCCTCGTTAATTATTTATAAAATTATGACACTTGGGGGTCATCTGGATCTGGAATGCCCATTGCTGCGGCAGCAAATTCATTCATATTGGACACAACAAAGTCTGGTGGGGGATCATCTATACGAAAAGTAACAATATTTCCGAAATGATCTTCGACTATGAAGTGTTGCTCTGCTTCTTTTGTGTGCATCGGTTCAGTTATACCGACAACATGGAGATACACACCCATTTCTAGGTTTGCGTAATAACCACCTACACGAATATTAAGAGTATATTTTTCTTTACGGAATGCATCTAGATTGACAACGTTGTTATCATCTATACCATTCGTTTTGTTCATTTTGTGCCTGACGAATGAGTTTCATTTCATCCTTCTTCCGTTGTCTTGCAGCCTCTTCACTCTTTAATCTTTTTCGGATACAAGGTTTAATAAAATGAGATTTGTTTTTGAGTGTTTTCATAGTACCTTCTGCCATGACTGCGGCCTTAAATTTACTCAATACTCGACTCATATTTTCATTACGTTTTACTTTAATCGAAATCATATTGTTTCTTATTAAGATCCAGT